TCATACTTGAACTTATTATTCTCATTTCGGTATTAGTAAATTCCGGTAGATTATGATTATTTGTAATATAAACTTGACCACCAAGACATAATGCTTGACCAGGCATATATTGATTAGTTTCAGGTATATCACATTCAAAACCAATAACATTTTTAAAAATTCGCTTCTGAAAATCGGCAAATGTAGAAGATTTACTTGAAAGTGATTCCCGTGATAGATCCAAATCTGTAAGTTCAAGTTCATTTTTATACCAAACATTTTCTCGTGCACTCTCTTCTGGAGTTGGTACTTGACCACTTCCTGTATTGATGGCACCTTCAACACGTTTAGGTTTATCTTTTTGGGTAAAATAAAAAATACCAATGATAGTTACTAGTGTTGAAACAACTGGTATAAATACCGCTGGATGTTCAAGTTTATTCATAACCCGTTTCCCTATACGAGCAAACGATCTTCGCGAAAAAGATGAAAACAATCTGTAGCGTTCCATAACAGAGCACACTCCCATCAAATATTTAAGATAGGTATAAATCAATACAATTTTATGCCATATAAAAGGTATAGTGACAATTATTGCTCCAAAAATCCAGCTGAAAAAATTAGATTCACCCACGGTTACCATAGGTCGAGATTGAATGGTTTCAGCGCACATGCTTTCTGGTAAATTACAGCATGAGCAAAATCGTGTTTCTACTGTCTGTCTCATACTATTTTTTATCTTCTTCTGCTCCTGTTCAAAAGCAATAACTGTATCACGCAACCAAGTGAAGAATTCGCGTTGATTAACATCCTTAAGCACAATCTCCATAGATGCTAATTGTCGCAATTCAGCTTTTGTATGCATTGGTTTACATACTACCTTACGGACAGTAAAAGTCCAAAGATCAGGAAAACCACTAGGTTCCACTAAGTTAGCGTCTAGAACACCACGATCTGATAAATATTCTGGTTTGACTTTTGGCTCCACAATATATGGGAATCTACGTTGGACAGCTGAAGGTACAGCGAAAAAACAGTATGCATTAAAATCCATCACATTTGTCGTTGCTATAACATTCTTTACACGCAAAGGAGTTCTACCCTTCATCTCAAGTTCCGCTTGATTAGGACAAAATGCGGCATTATTCATAACTTGAATAATTTCATTCACTGATTTAGGATCTTTAAGATCAGGATTTTCCGAGGCTATATCATCTAGGATCAACGTATGAACACTAGATACGAAACCACTCCAAAAATCATCAACTGGATTGCGAGTATAAAAGTATTCATCTTTAACAGGTAGATTGCGAACTCGACATAAAAAAGTTGAAATCATTTTTGTCAGTGATGTTTTGCCCATACCAGGTGGGGAAAAAATCGCTATTCCAAATGGAGCATCTCGGTTCTTCCTGCCTTCCTTTTTCGTTGTTAGGTCAGCATGCATAAGTCTCATAGTCGCAAGTTTCATTCGAATGGCTTCTTTTTCAAATTTAGTCAAATGTGTAGAATGTTTACTTACCGAACTAAGTTTTTCTATAACATCATCAAGATCCGAACGAAATTCACATTCTGTAAACCCATTGGCTTCTGGATTAGCTAGTAATTTCTCTTTATATTGTAAATCGGCACATTTATCAAAAAGTTTTTGATATTCTGCTTCACTGTGGAACATAGTCGAAACATCGCCAGTTTTATATACTTGAAAACCTCTCTCCATAAGGAAAAGCATAGTATCAATAGCAATCATAAAGAAATCGCTCTTACTAGAAAATTTTCTTCTTTTCGCAGCTTGTTCGACTTTTGTATAACCAAATGTATCCATTGTAACACCAACTTTATCAAGAAGAGAAAAACTAAGGATGAACATCATACACCTTTGTAATTTATCTGTTAAAACAGATTCTCGGATACCCTTCGCTTTCTCAAAAGCATGGCGCATAGAGCGAACACCTTCCTCAAAAGATTGTGTACTATCAGGTGTAGATAACATTTGCTTAACAAATGGAAGATATTGTTCGCAAACTATATCCAATACCATACCATGATGACGCATTTTTGCAAAAGCCATAAAACCAAAAATGATTTGGTCAATGCGCATTTGATCTTTCCGCAGAGGGGCATTAGCAATTAAAACAAAGAACGTGCAATCTTCAATAAGCTTACCAAGATATTGAATAAATCCAATTTGATCCTCCACTGAAAACCATCGACACATATACCGGAATAGCTTATCCGTCTCAGTTGATTGTCTATAGATTAGACGATATTGAAAAGTATATCCATTAATTTCGTGGATTTTCCTCAATTTTTTAACACAGATGTCACAAAGACAATTATGTTCAATACAGATTATATTGTTTGTTGGAACATCATAATGATTATCAAACATTCTAAATGTGCAATAAAATAGCCAATACAATAGTAGGACACATCGTGATCGTAAAGGTTTCACAACTTCATCTTCTTTCGGTATATAAGGGCATGATTGCATATTTT